TTATTAGTTAGAAGACTAGATGCAGGATTAACAGACGATGATAATACAGATATAGTACGAGATATATTGGCAATACTTAGAAATGATATTCCAAGAACTCATACTCAAATAGAATTAGGGGCAGTATCCCTTCAGATTTACTCTACAGGAATTAGTGTTACTTGGACCTCTCTTAAACAAGTTCCAGAATACAATCCTTTTCAATCATATGAAAAAATATTTGCTACAGCATCCTTGCAGTGGGACATTACGCATGGTTTAGGAAAAAAGCCTTCGGTCACACTCGTTGACGACAATGAAAATATTGTGTATGGGGCTATAGAATACGTAAATTTGAATGTTATTAAAATCACGTTTAACACCCTTGCATCAGGAAAAGCATATTTAAATTAAAAAGTTATGGCAATAGAATACTTACATCATATTAATCTAAGCGACAATCAATTAAAGAATGTCCTATTAGATAATAAAACTACAACTCAAAGAGACGCTATGACTGCTGCGGCAGGTCACGTTATATTTAATACTACATTAGATAAGTTTCAGTTCTATGATGGAAGTAATTGGCTTAACCTACAGGACGAACTAGTTGCCTCTGAAGTAAGAGCGATGGTTTCTGCTGTAGATGCAGGTGGAGATGGTAGTTTTACTTATGATAATGCTACAGGTAAATTCACTTATACAGGACCAAGTGCAACAGAAGTAAGAGCACACATATCTGAAAGTACAGGTATCTCTATTACAGACGGGGCAATATCAACCACTATCACACAGTATACTGATGCACTTGTTCAGGCATATATTAGTTCAGGAACAGGGATTGCTATCTCTGATACAGGTGAAATATCAATTGGTCAAGTAGTTGCTGAAGAGTCAAATGTACAGTTTAATGATATTCAGATTGATGGTAATGCTATAGTTGATGGTACTTTAAATGTTAAGGGTAACGTAACTTTAGGTGACGCTACTAGTGATACTGTAACAATCAAGGGTAACCTTAATGTAGAAGGGTCAACAGTTTCTGTAAATCAAACACAAATAAACGTAACAAACGCTTTTGTATTTGAGGGTGCTACTGCTGATGCTCACGAAACAACTCTTACTATTGCTGAACCAACTGCTGACAGAACTATAACGCTTCCGGATGTAACTGGTACAATTGCAATGACTAGCCAGTTAAGATCAGATGATGGTGTTAAGGATATTGTTGGAGGTATGGTTTCTAGTAATACGGAAACAGGATTAAGTGTAACGTATGATACTACAAATAAGAATTTAGACTTTGTTCTAAGTAAAGATCCTACAATAACTCTTACAGGTGATGTTACTGGTTCTGGAACCATGACTAACTTAGGTAATGTTTCAATTGCATTAGACACAGTAAAAAATAAAGCAGCAAACGGAACAGGTCCTGCAACAGACGCTGATACGCATTTTACTTTTACACATGGTTTAGGTACTAATAATATAATTGTTCAGACATATAAGTCAAATAAAGTTGTTCATTGTGAACTTGAAATAATTGACACTAACAATGTAAAAATAATCTTCGCATCAGGACAAACAGCGGATAGTATAACTGTAAACGTTCTTTCTGCTGCATCATAAATAAATAGCAGAACATGGCAATAGAATTCTTAAATGGAATTAAAATACCTGCGGGTGAAATAAACCTAAAAGGTATTACAATAGAACGAGCATCAGGTTCAGGGGCAGATGGCTTTGATAATGATGCTTTAGGCTCTTATATACTTTCTCCAACAGATGGTAGTTGGGGTGCAGGAACTAAGCCTGCGGGATCTCATAATGGAGTAGGTATACTTTCTTTTCAAACACATACTGGTAATTACTATACTCAGTTAGCGTTATCTACCAGTACAAACGATTTATTTATTAGATCGGCTGACAATACAACAACTTTTGGAAGTTACAATAGGTTATGGAATGATTCTCATTTTAGTACAACTAGTGTTACTAATTGGGACACAGCATATACTCACTCACAGGATACTCACGCACCTACAGACGCTGAAGCGAACGTACAAGCAAATTGGACTGAGACTACTGATACTAGTGATTCTTTTATACTTAATAAACCTTCTACGTTCGCACCAAGTGCTCATAATCATGATGGAGACTATATACAAGATGGCGGGACAACTGCTATAGGTGATATAAACACAATTGGTACAGAGTCTATAAAACATAGATGGAACAATGTAACTACAGGTAGACCTGCTGCACCTCAATCCAACGAGTACGGAACTGTAACTACACTTACTTATGATTCTAGTTATGCAACACAACTTGCTTGGGATATACATGCAGGAAACTTATATGGAAGAACTTTAGATGTTGCAAACGATACAGGAACTTGGAAAAGATTTGCTTTATCTACGGAAATACCTACAGACGCTGAGGCAAACGTGCAAGCAGACTGGACTGAGACGACTGATACTAGTGATGCGTTTATACAGAATAAGCCTACAACGTTTGCACCAAGTGCACATAATCACGATGGTAGATACCTGAGAACACACGCAAGATATCAGGACAATCTTGATACAATTGATTCATCAGGTGTTTATATATGGGACGTGAGTGAGGCTGACGATGAACCTACAGGTGCAGCAGATGGATTGCTTACAATAAAATATTGGGATTCGTCTTTTTGGGCAACAGCATCTTTTCAAGATTTTCACAATAGAACGTTACATATAAAAAGTAAAAAGAATGGAACTTGGCAGGATGATTGGGCTCAAGTATGGACTACAGACCAATTAACAACAACTAATAAAACTAACTACGACACTGCATACACACATTCTCAAGCCACACACGCACCAACAAACGCTGAAGCAAATGTGCAAGTAGATTGGAATGCAACAAGTGGTGATGCTTTTATACTTAATAAGCCTACGATACCAACAGGTAACTCTATAATAGACTGGACTGCGGATCAAGGTTCTACTAATATAAATGCTAACAATATTGTTGGTTATATTAACACAACTGAACCCAACGAATCATTCAATCCATTTGCAGGACAAAAGTTGCACGATGGTGTATTAACAAACGCTTTGGTGGGTAGGCACAACAGATTTGTGGTTACTATTGATGGCACTACAGAGGCAGGTGCTTCTTACAAACTATCTAACCAAAACTTTGAAGAGTATAATCAAAATAGATTATTTGGTACATCCGCAGGTGAAACCAGAGTTTTTAATATAAATGTTCAATCTTTAGCAACTGGAAACCCTAGTTCAAATGGTATAACATATTCAGCAGGGTTTTTTGATATAAACTTTTACTCATCACCTTTTCCTGCTTCATGGTCTGCAAGAGTTAAAAACAAAGATGGTAACTGGTACAATGTAACGAATTTAATAAAAGTAGGTTCTTCTAAACTTAGAGGCGTTATACCTATTGGCAACTGGCTGACAGATATTGAGTTTACTTTGACAGCAAGAACTTCGGCTCCTTTTGTTACTGGAAATGTAACATATGGAATATCTGAATTTGAGTTGTTTTTTAGTAGAATGGCAGCCTCTCAAGGTGGTAATATATCATCTTTAGGTGGTTACTTAGGAGGAACAATAATAACAGCATCAGGAACAACTTCAAATAATTGGAATTCAGCATATAATCACTCTCAAGCCACTCACGCACCTACAGACGCTGAAGCAAATGTGCAAGTAGATTGGAATGCAACAAGCGGTGATGCTTTAATACTAAATAAACCTACTTTACCTACAGACTTTGTTTCTGCAACAACAGGTGGTAATTTTGGAGGAAACTTAAGTGTTCACACTGGAGCAGGAACTGGATCTTTATCAGTTGGTAGAACATCAGATCAATCTATAAAATTATATATAACTGATTTAAATAATTCTATTACTGCTGCTCAAGATGCCGATAGTAACCAAGAACATAATTTTATATTAAATAGAACTTTTGCAGGAACAGGTGCTAATAATTTTAAAATACAAAAAGGAGGGGCTGATCAACTTTCTATAGATAGTAATGGTCAAGTTACAATTCCTGGTGACTTAATTGTTAATGGCACAACAATCACATTAAACACAGCAACTGTAGAAGTTGAAGACAATATAATACAACTTAATACCACACAGGGAACACCAAATACTGCAACAGCAGCAACCTCTGGTATATCTATCTTTAGAGGTCTTGACCCTGAAGGAAACGACACTATAACTCAAGCAAGTTTAATATTTAATGAGTCTACTGATACATGGAACTTAACAAATAATTTAGTAGTTGCAGGAAATATTTCTGCTGCAAATTTATCAGGCACAAACACAGGTGACCAAGTACTTCCTACTCTTTCCTCACTAGGTGCATTGTCAACTAGTGGTGGTACTCT